ATCCCATATCTTTTTTGGTTTATCGTTTCCAGCAATGCCTCTCCAAAAAATCCAAAAACTGGACTCCACGGATACAGGTACTCTGCCGAAAAATGTCCTATTATTTTGTTTAAAGACAATGTTATTGACATAGTCATTCCAGCAACTGCTATTCTTTTCAAATATGGCTTGACAGGCTTGTTGTCGACCATTTTTTGAGCCACTACACCAAATAATACTCCGCTAAAAAATAAGATCAAGAAAAGTCCATGATTGTCAATTATTATTTTTAAGTCCTCTATCATTTATGCTCCTACAATATGTTTTTGTTCCCTGCTTTTTCTACATCAAAAATTTGTTGCAGTATAACTTTTAAGTCAAACGTCTTTCTAGCTTCTTTTAAAACTTCTGTCAGAACTTCTTCACCAATTTCTTCTGCGAAGTCAGGAATCCATTTTCTGTCAATTGATTTTTCTTTTTTTGACAGATCTTCCAGCTTATCCCAGAAGCCTTCATATACCTGCTTAAATTTTTCTGCTCCAGCTTTTCCTTTTGCAACTATTTCTGTTTTATAGATTAAAGTCTTTCCCAATTCTAAAATTTTACCTGTTAAATATATTTTTGCTGCTAATTTATTCATTTTTATCACTCCTATTTTGTTATTTTTGTTAATATCAATTCTAAGCCACCTAGCAATCCCTGCAGTCAATTTTGTCTTGCTAGGTTTTCATCAAAAAAGTTTTTTAATGTTCTTATACAGCTTATAATAAAGCTATTTTTTAATTGTTTTTCCAATAATTCTTTACTGCTGCTATGTAATATTTTGCAAGTTCTTTTTTTGTTGCTTCCAATACTTCCATATCATTTTTATTTGTTATGAATCCACTTTCAACGATAAGGCAAGGCGTTGCTGTATAAAACAGCAATGTCCAACCTCTATCCCCTTTTACACGTGGCAAGATTTTTCTATCTTTCAAATGTGTTGCTTCAATGTTAGCTTCCTGTAAAAATTCTGCCAGTTCCTTACTTTTCTTTGAGTTGTGCCAGAATAACATTTCAGCACCTGTAGCTGTTTTATCAGCCGCATTTAAATGAAATGACAATGTTATATCACCTTTATTTGCCAAATTATTAATCTTGTCTGGCAATTTAGAATAATAATCTTGATATACTACAACATAATTTACACCTTGCTCTTTGCACTCGGGAACAATATAATTATTCACAAAATCCTTGTTCCAAGCGTGTTCTTCAAAACCATTTCCACACGCTCCTGGATCTCTTTTCACTCCGCCGTGTCCTACATTTAAAATCACTTTTTTCATCTAAAACATCTCCTTTAAATAATTTTCTTTTCTGTCTACTCTGTTAAGCCAGCCTGTCAAAAATTTTTTCTGTGACGGCTTATTTGCGGCTAATACTCTATAATATCTTCTCTGCAAATCGTGATATTTTTCCAAAAATTTATCTTCATCAACTTCATTTAACGCAGCTAAACTTTTTTCTCCTAAAATTCCGTCCACTCTCAAATCAAATCCTAATTCATTAAGTGCAGCCTGTACTTTTTTAGTTCCCCAGTTTCCAGCGTTTACTACAAAGTCGCAAATTGATAAAGCTATCTTATCCGATTTTAAAGTATCAAGTCCATTTCTATGATAGTATTTCCTATTATAAATATCTCTCGCTATATCAAGCGGCATGTCTCTCATTTCACCTTTGTATCCATATTTTCTAGCTTCTGATTCTATAATTCCATATTTTGTTTTACCTCCTCTATCATTTTTGTCGTTTGAGTATCCACCCTCAACTTTCAGCAAATAATCAAATATTTTCTCAAATCTGTCCATTTAAATCACTCCCCATAATTAATTTTGAAAAAAATCACTTACATTAAGCTCTAACATCTGATCAATAGTATATCTACTGATTCCAACTACTGCCATTTGTTCTGCTACATCAGCAATCTCAATAATATCTTGTATTTTTTTAGCCAAATCTTTTAATTCAATTCTATTCAACTCAATAAATTCAACCATTTTTTTATCATTTAAAACTTTGACTTTTTCAATTTTGTCCTGCTCTAAAACCCACATTAACGACATCTTTAAGGATAAACTGTTTCTATTTCTTTCGTTATTTTCAAACGTGTATTTTTTACCAGCTTTTTCAATTTCAAGCGGCTGATTCAAAAAGTTTGATTTAGCTTCTGCTAAGTCTTTTAATGCTTTTTCCCTTAACTCTTTTAATTTTTTATTTAATAAATCATTATCGACTTTCCAAGTGTGAGAGTCTTTATCCCATACACTCCACTCGTTCGGCTTTGCTATTGTTACAATTGTTTCATTAACTTCATCCAAATAACTTCCATCTGATAAAGTTGTTTTACCAGCTTTTATTTTTTCAACTTCAGTCATTTCTCTGAGTTCTCCAGTTTTTTCATCCAAAATTGGATTTGAAAGTAATGATGTCGAGGATTTCATAGTTTCTTCATTCCAGTCAGGATAAAATAGACTTGGATTTTTCTCAAATTCCTCCGCTGTTATAACTGTCGGTCGTGCTATACACTCCATTGTTGCGATTAAATAAATGTAAATTACTGTCATTTTTATCACTCCACTTCTTTTATTTTTTATCATTTCAAATCTGCACTAACTTATGAATTTGTACAGAATTTTAAAAATTGTTTATTAATTTTATCGACTGCAATGCACTAATTCTGCAAGCTATGTATATCAATGTTACGTATTTGGTAACAAAATAAAAGGTGTATCTGTTACACCACTGAGTTAAACTAGATAGACAACTACAAGTTTGAGAGATTCCAAAGAATAATGAAGCTTATTCCCGCTTACTCCAAACCTGAAACAATTTCTGTCAAAATCAATATGACAAAATTCACAAATTCCAGAAATTTCAACGTTAATCAAAGAAATCACCTTGTTTTTATCTATTCTGGACGGAATCGGAATCGTCCATTCTGTAAAATTGTATGTGCCATCATATAAACCTTTTGAAGTTGGACTTAAGATTTCTTTTTTAAACAAATTTTCTAATCTGTCCGAAATCGGTTTATTAGAAATAGCTCTAAATTTACCACTATCGTTGTATGTCAGACTGTTGTCTTCGATACATTCGTAGTAAAATTTTGTTACGCTGTCATAATAAAACTTACCTTTCGTTTTATTGCCAATGTCCTGAATATTCCCACCAAATTGTAATCCTAATATTTCAGCCAATCTCGAACTAACTAAATAATTTTCATCCGCATATTTTTTAGTAATATACGTGATACTCGGATCAATAACAGCAGTTATATTTGCCACTTGATCAACAATAATCGTATCTACATATTCAATCTCTACAACGTTGTTAGCTGAAAAAGGCGGAACAAAATCTGGGTTAGTCGAAATATTATAAGCATAAAGTATTTCAACATTATCATTCCCATGTGCAAATATTCCTAACTCTTTGATATAAAACCCTGTTATTACTGATTTATTAGTCAATAAAGCGCTAATTTCGCAAGTTCCGTTTCCTTTTGCGTTTATATTCAAAATCGGCAATGTTGTAATTTGATTGACTAATGCTGTCCTTTCCCTTTCAGAAGTTAATGATGTTCCATCTCCTATCGCCATTTTGGTAAATGTTATTGTTTCTCCCACTAATCCTTTTGCTAATAATTCTCTTCCTTTTTCTGTTAAAATAAATCCGTTAAATTTTGCCATAATTTACCTCCTATCTTATTTCTCTCAGTACTCTTGTTCTGTGTACTGTTCCAAAATTTTCTGTTATAATTTCATTTGGAATATTTATGTCAGTTGAGTTCAAGTAATATTTCTTTTTATTTTTTTCAACAAAACCATAATAATTTTTCTTTTCCTCTTTTCTCAAAAGCCTTATTCCTTCAAGCCAAGAACGAATATTTTTATACTGCTCTACAACTTCAATTATTTTCTTATAGCCTTCATAATCTGATAAATTCCCATCTGTATTTACTTTAAAATATCCAGGATTTCCTCCATATTTAAACCATTCTATTATTTCAACGTTTCCATTAAATAATATTTCACATATTTCTTTAATTCCGCCTACAGTACCTTTGTTAAAGTGTGAAAAAACAGACCTTTTTATTAATTTTGTTTTAGTATCTCTTGTTATATTTGAATCGATATAATCAACATGATATTCCCACATTAAAAAGTCTAGTTCCACATCATTCAGTTCTGATAATTCCAAAAAAAAATTTCTTTTAATCGCATCATGCTTTTTTTTGATAGCAAAATTTATAGATTCATAAATCCAAAGTGTCGTTTCATCATTCAAAGTTGACTTAGCCGCTATATCCGTTAAATTCAAATTATCAATAGTTATCATATATTTTCAACTCCTAGGTAATTAGTTGTAACACTTGTGTTCTCTGCTATCTCATTAAAATCTAAAACTTTAAAAGCGGGACTTCTTAACACAACTCTTTTCACTCCAGCTAGTTTTAGCAATTTTATAAGCTCATCTGGATTAATATCTCTCCCCATTTTATTTTGCTGCCAAGTCTTGTATTCTTTTACAGCTTTCTCAACATTATTTTTAATAACATTCACAAGCGTCTCGTTAGATTTATCAATGTAGTAGTCAAAATCAATTGTGTATGATGTTTTTATTGCCTGTTTTACTGTTACATTATCCGTTAGAGGTCTTATATTATCAGTATTCAGCATTTCTTCAATTCTCTTTTTTAGCTCATTTGTTAGCGTTAAAGAATCAGTTAAAACATAAATATCCACATTTGTTGCG